TCATATATAGCTCCACCAGTTTTAGCTTGCTCATGACCAGTTGTATTCTCCGTGGCAAAGCCTGAAATTTCGTCAAGGATGATTACGATAACGTTATAACCTTCCCATGCCTCACGCTCTGAGTGACCTGAGTGTACTGTTATAGCCTTATCAAACTTCATTTCAGAAGCTTTTGGCTCATACTTTCCAGTGAACCATGGCGACTTATCTATTCTAGTTTTAAATCCCTTAAAGAAAACATTGTTAGCCTGTTGAGAGTTAATAGCAATATTGATAATATCAATTGAGTCTCCAGGAGGTTTACCATAATATGTTGCTGGATCCTTAAGGCACAATAGTAAGTATACTATATACGCTACTGATATTGTAGAGCAGTAGTCTTTCCCAGAACCTTTACCTAGTTGAGCAACAACTTCATTAGCTGTCTGCTTAAACATCCTGACACCCTCATCTTCACCGAATAGCTTAACAAGTGTCGATTCTTTATAGATCTGCGAACTTTTTTCAATAAGCGTATACTGATATTCAGATAAAGGTGGTAGTCCCAAATAATCTGGGCTTTGAACAAACGTTCTTAGGTCTACTGGGCGTTCATCAAACTCTTCGCCATCTAGTATGTCAATTAGATCATCAAAATTAAGATCCACTTACAACCTCCGCATCAAGTATAACGGGCTCAACTATTCCAGTTATTTGAGAAAGGCGTTTTGCAACCTCCATTTTACACTTAGGGCATATAGCTGTAACTTCTTTTAATATCTTTACAAGGATATCTTGTTTTCTTTCTGTATCTGCGATCTGTGTTGCTAGTTCAGCGCTATCAAGTAGCCCTACTTCTTGAAGCATTCCAATTCTTTTACCCTCGATGTCTGCAATTAGTTTTAGAGCGGTGGCTTTAACATTTAATTGTCCCTGAGTGTCAGCATCTTCTACGGTCTTCCACGCTTCTTTAATAAGCATTGCGTAGTGACGGTCTGCTCCAGAGATAGCCTCTTTAGCCCTTTCACGGGCCGCTGTGTCATTGTGAGCAACACTCTTCCACTCATCTACTAACTCAACTACTTCGGCTCTCTTAAAGCCTGTGATGGCGGCAATCTGGGTGGGGTTGTTACCTTTAAGTAATTCTGAAACCACAGTATTCATGCGGTCAAAATGGTGGGTTAATTCTATATCAGACATATATTAGAGTATACTCTTAGTCGACTAAAAAATCAAGTGGATTTAGCTATTTTATATAGAATTAGGTATCCAATTAAATCATCGATATCATTATCCCCAGCGTATCCTTGGTTATTCTTTACTCTATTTAGTTTATCATCTATTCTAACCTTTAATTGTTCTGTTGAATCCGCCGTTGAAAATATTCTGGCTGGCTCCAAGGCTGAGTTGCCATAGGATATATTCTTTTCAATAAGCATGTGAGCAATTTCATGACAGGTTCCCCATATTTTATTTCCAGCTGGTGCGCCAACAGATCTTAAATACAAGTCACTGCAATTAAAGTTTGTTACATCTGCAAATACTGGCTTTAACATACTATCTCCATATCATTGTATATATTTGAATCTACCCACCAGTCTTCAAATATCTTGCCTTCGTGCTCTACATTCTCTTTTACAAGAACGTAATTAAATTTTTTAAATATCTTTTTTGCCTTTTCCTTTATCAGTAAATTTTTTTCATTTGAATAAAGGTCATGTTCAAATGTTACAATAGAGAACCTATATTTGTCAAGGGGCAAGGATTCTAAAGCTTTTAAAGATTGAAATGCAGGCTCAATATCTATTTGTAAATAGTCTATACGATCTGGGAAATTATTGTTTTTAAAATACTCTAAATAATTAAAAGTGGTTGCATCAGCAGTTAAACATATATTAGATCTATTTGAATTGTATTCATCTGATCTTGTCTTGTCTATTTCTAGGGCTACTCCTGACCAGCCATACTGTGTTTCTAAAAGATAGGTATTGCTATCGTATTTAGAATGGTAGCCACCGATCTCTAAATAATATCCGTTTCTTTTTTCTTTTAAAGAGTTGAGCACAAATGATTCTTGCCCAGCCTGACTATAGCTCCCATCATAAATTTTCATCGTTTTTTAATTAATCCAAACTTGTCTAGGGCTCTCTGTATAGTCATAGCAGATACTTTACATTCTTCAGCAATTTCGGTTACGGTTTTCTTTTGGACAACATATCTTCTATACATCCATGTCTGGCTCTGATATAGCTTCATCGTTCCGTCAACACCTTATTGGCATAATGAGCAATCCCAAATGAATCTGCTACGTCAAAATCATCTAACTTAATCCCGTACTTGATATTAAAATAATCTACTGTTCTTTGTTTACGCATATTACGTAGTTGAGTTTTATACCAAGAGTCTGCGTATCCTGGATTCTTTGCTCTTATTCCCGCTTTTTCATCCTTTGTTGGATTCTTGTTACCTATATATGCCTGCCAAGAACTTGGAGCTATTGTGATTACGCTAGATCCAGTTGCCATAAGTTCAGCAATAACTACTCCATAAACATAAGATAGTTTTATTACAGCATCTGGAGATCTAACAAGTATCGCTCCCTCTACTGCAATGTAATCGCTTTTTAATTCATCAATCATTGCATGCATCTTAACCTTAGCGTCATATATTTTTTCATATATGTCTGCTCCAACAAGATCAACCTTACCCCACTTTAATGGGATATCGTTTTGCATTAAACAAAAAGCAATAGAGTTTGTAGATGCGTCTATTCCTAGCACTCTGTTGGCTTTAGTTTTTACAAGGTCAGCTAATTTCATTTATCCTGTCCAATATATTAGATCTTTTAGACATGTCTGTCTTTTTCTGGCAAGAGGCGCATAAAGAAGTGTCGTTATATCTACTTAGTTGATGCCCACACTTCTTACACCCACGAGCAGCGCCTTGTCTGATTGCCTTCTTTTCATAATACTTTTCCATAATTCTTCGATTTGTTGCCACTCTGCAACATTCATCATTATGATATTTTTGATTATGTGTTTTAGGTTCAAACTCTATAGCGCATTCTTTATTAGAACAGATCATACTTTAGGTATCTCAAACAATTCTATTTGAACAGTTCCTGTTGGAGTTTCTTTTGAGTAGCACTCTTTCTTTACTGGACAGTATGTGCAGGGAAGTTTGTACTTAGACGCTCCCGCTGGCTTCATTGGAAGATCTCCGTCTTTAAAGTTGTCCCAGACTTCCATCATCCAAGTAAATGTATCTTCAATTATCTTAGTATTCTTTTCATTCATTGAGATTGGAATAACTATAATCTCTTGAGTATTCTTATTCTCGTATAGAAAGAAGCCTTCTTTTGCGTTCTTTAATTTCATATAAGTCAGAAGCTGTAGCATGTGGTTGGGAGTTGGCTTCATCTCAGATTGACGAGCATCCCAAACTTCTTGCTTAGCAGTTTTAATTTCACCAATAACTGTCTCGCCATCATATTCCATAATTAAATCTATGAACCCACGAATTGGAGGGTACTCATTAATGATTTCTTCTTCTTCTGATTTCCATTCTGGCATAGTCTTAATTAAATTCTGCAGTCTTTCGTGAGCCTGTGTTCCCTGTGCCATATTAGCAACCGCAACGGCATCATTGTCATCAATAAACATTGCCCCGCTAAATGCCATATACCAATATCTAGGGCATGTTCCATGACCATATCCCAAAGAACTTGGGCTAAATGACTTCTTGGTCATCTCTCCATCAGCACGTTTTGTATTCCTATACGCTTCATCAAGCAGGTTAGCAAACTTTTCTGGGTCAAAGAACTTGCCAGTATGCTTTTTAAACTTAAGATTCTTTACAATATCTCTACCCATTATGAATTATACCTAACGACATACTTAAGTGCATCTACAAGTTTGTCTATGGACTCCTTTGCTGAATAATAAATATTTTTCTTGTTATTGTTTGTAGTGCCAGCTTTATCTTTAGCTATAGTAGAATAGTAAGAAGCCATCATAGAAAACTTTGTAGACATAGCCTGTAGTTCAATAATTAGGTATGGGGCCTTTGCCGAAGGAACGTCTGGATTCATTAAAAGCTTTACTACAATTGCAAGAGCTTTGTCTAACTGATCGTCTGCCATATACTCATGTAGATCATTAAATTCTGTAATAGAACTAATTAACTCTAAAGTGTTCTTGTCATCTGCCACTTAAATAAACCTCTGAACTATTCCGTAGCCTATCCACAAACCTACAATTCCCATAAGACCTGCAAATACTGGTGGTGCTGGAATAGGCAGCTTAAGCACACTAAATATTGCACCTACGACAGTACCAGTTAATGTAGTATAAAGTATTTCTTTCATTACTTTACCTTCTTATGTTTTACAATATACGGACCAACTACTGATCGAATTGTCCCATCTTTGCGAATTTTTACAATCATTCCATTTTTAATAATTGTGTCATTAAATCTACGCTTGTTGGCCATTGTTGTTCTCCCAAAACTGGATCAGTTCTTCTAAAACTGCCCACTCAATAATTCCAAGACGGACCTTGGAATCTTTTCCTATAATAATCTTTAATGCTGGATGCATATCTCTATTTACTTTAAATGTATCTGTGCATATCTTAGACCACACTGGTTTGTTTAAAGTAAACGAAGCCGAAGCTTCTTTATAATCTACTAAAAACTTGTTCCACTTAGCATCACCTTTTTGATAGTCTCCACGACCACTATTCTTTTGAGCTTTTGCACCATCTCTTTTAACTTCAGATCTTTCTGACATTAGTTTAACCTGTAAATATTCTCGTGACCATCTGGACAATTCCACGTCATTGTTAAAGTAGATGCATCCCAAAAATACTCTTCCGAATCTTTATCGCATTTAGCACAGGGCTTCTTGCCCCCAAACCTTTCAAGCTCAGGGGACATTATTTTTTCTTTTTCAAAGAACTCGTTAAGATTTGGCACGGATCGCCTCTTGTAAAATTTTAACTACTTCTGGATTTTCACGAAGATACTGAACTGCTTTTGCACGTCCTTGGAATCTTTCTTTGTTTACCGTATACCAAGCGCCACCTTTTTCTACAATGCCACACATTTCTGCAACATCAAGGGTCTCTCCGATAGCATCTATACCAAGAACTTCCCCTTGGTAATAAAAGTCGTACTGTCCCGATAAATTTGGGGGCCCGACTTTGTTGTAATCAATAATCCAATTAACTGGTCGTCCGACCCTTTGTTCAATGATTTTGTCGCCAACTTTAATCCCAGCTTTAATAGCATTAGCCTCAGCTTCAGAAGACCAGAGCTTAACGACTGTGGAAGAAAAGAACTTGACTGCCATGCCACCTGTGGGGATGTGACTAGCATGCATAGATCCAAACTGATTTCGTTGCTGTGAGATGAGAACAAGTAGTGTGTCTTTGTTTGCATAGTTTAACATTTTGACTGCGTGGGTCATATCCTTTGCTTCAGCGCCGATTTGCTTAGTATCTTGCAAATCTTTCATTTCATTTCCATCTTTTTCAAAATAAATTCCTGGCAATAATGCAGATATAGAATCGACTACAATCATATCTACGCCAGCTTCCATTAACTTAACTCCAACATCTACCATATCGTTAACTGTTTTTGCTTCAGAATAAATTAATTCTTTAGAGTTTACTCCTAGCTTTTCTGCCCACTCTGGATCGTAAGAGTGCTCTGCATCAATCCAAGCACATGTCTTTCCTTCTTTTTGTGCTAGTGCAATCATCTGTAAACAAAACGATGACTTTCCAGCAGACTTATTTCCCCAAACCAATATCTGTCT